TGAAAGGCAAGATTCCTGGTGGTCTTTCAAAGTTTTTTGGAGGTAAACGAAGAACTAGAAAACAAAAAAAGAGACAAACGCGTCGTAAATAAACTGATTGTACTTACTAAAGATTGAAGAGTACACTGACTAACCCTCCGAAGACACAGAGTTGATACAATGTAGCTAAGAAACGAAGACGATTTGATTTGGGGGCAATGTCTCCATATCCAACCGTGGTGAAGGTTGACACGCTGAAGTAAAACATTGTAAAGTAACGTTGAAGCCATGTATCGTGTTTCGGAGTCTGCGTATATTCAAAGTCATCATCGGTTGTTAATACGGAAAGTAAAAGGGCGAAGATTGCGTTAATCACAACAGCTGCTGAAATCAAAATCCAAAACTCTTGAATGTTTCTCATCTGCTCTATTCTATCTCTTTTTTCTCCGGCACTTGTAGAAAACAAAATGGCTAAACTTAACACTCGCAAGAACAACGCAATGAACAGTATGGCTGGTGGTAAACGCAAAAGCAAAAGTAAAGGGAAAAAAGGAACCCGCAAACTCTCTCCTGCTCTCCGTGAATGGAACCAAAAAGTGATGAAAATCTACCACGAAATGAAAGCTAAAAACCCTAAAACTCGTTTGATGGATGCTATGAAAGAAGCTAAGAAGCGCTCTTAAGCGCCTTAGCTTCCCTGAATAAACATCCCCTTTAACACATTCTAAACAAGAAAAAAATCCCTTTGAAAGGGTTTTGTCTTTTGTTTTTGTTTTTATTTTTTATTCTAATTCGACAACACTTTCATTGTCATACTCCGTTGTGACTGTTGTATTGTCATCGCCACCACCATTATTGGCGGCGTTACTACTTGATTTTGGTTTTCTTTTTGAAGAGGAGGAAGCAGTAGGTGTATATGCGTGAAAGGAAACCCAACGCCATTCAGGATGTATACCACCACTTTCACCGATTTGTGGAACTGAGCAATGTTTCATTTGACCTATACGACGTAGGTTTTCATTGGTGTATGTACGAAGCGCAACAAACTCTGTATGATACTGTGTGTATTGTTCTCTTGTCATTTGACCTCCATTAACAATCGCATTTAACATCATCAACCCCGTAGTGGCAAACATTTCAAGTACTGCCCGAATCGCCATTTGTTTGTTTCGTTTGGTTTCACGTTGGGCAAGAGTCTTTTTCATTTCTTCTTTGGTAACTTCCTTCATCAAATATTTGACACCCAAGTCACCATTGTCATTCTCATTGAAAGCACCTTGATAACGTTGAACACGTTCCTCATGGATTTGTGTAACGATACGATGAATCGCTCCCATTTCACGTTGGGTATCAACGGGAAGATTACGAACACGAGCAAGGACTTCATAATAGGTAGGTACACCACCACAAGGAACATCACCAGCATTTCGTGGGGCAACTCCACCATTGTTTTGACGTAGGTATTCGTAATAGTGAGGATTGTGAATAACACCATTTTCAACTCTTCCTGTATTCCAAGAGAAAGCAGTATGACAATCTACGCACCAAATTTGGTCGCATCCATCGACTTTACTGATACGTGTACCACATTTAGGACAAGGTTTCGATTCTTTGATAATCAAGGCAACACTTGCTTTCCGTTCTTCATTACACACATGATCTTCTGGTTTTGTTGCGCCTAAGACTTCCAAACAATCCTTACAAGCATACTTTTGACACGTACCACATTTATAGGCAGTACTGAGGAAACCACGACACTCTTCATCAGGACACTTCATAATAAACTGCGCACGTTCTTGTTTATGAACTGTTTCCCCATTACCCATCGTCCAAGCAGGAGGCGCTACACCACGAGATTCATGTTCATATCGTGTTTGTTTCGTACGAAGGCGATTTTTCTTCACTTCAATCAAATCACGTTGTTTGCGTAAAACAGCTATTTGTTTATCAAATTCGTAAATCTCCTTATTATGCTCATCCATTTCCACTTCCACTTCACGGAGTTTATACATGGCTTCGATACGAGGTTGACGAGTTGGCAAAAGAGCCATTTCGCGGTCAATCAAAATATTCTCACGATGCTTTTTCCAAGGGCCTGTACGAAAGGCTCTCGTAAAGTTCAAATCAACAAACTCATCATTCCACGCACGACGACAACCCATACAATGGGCGTCCATCATGGACTCCGTAAGGTATTTTTTGTTACACGGTGCGCAAGCAGCGAAATCACAATAAGGACACTGAACAGGCTTACGAACCTGTGTGGTGTACTTATCATAACACACGGGACAATCACTCATTTCTTTTACATTTGATGAAGAGGATGACATTTTTACTATTAAGATGATTGCTTTGTTTTTGGTAGAGATTATAAATCAATTTTTATTTTATTTGGTAAAAGCAAAAAATAGTTAATTCTAAATAGATGAGCTGGGACACAAATGAATACTTTCCTGAAGTTATAACAACACCAGCTGAACCAGTAATTCCTAACGTAAAAAAACCTGCGAATCTAACTCCCGAACAAATAAGACATAAACGTTTATCAACAGAAGTTGAAATACAAAATCCACAAATTCGTGAAGCAGGAGTTGCGCTAGCAAAGAGTCATACAGATTTTATCACAACTCTTCATTTATTTGATTTATATACCTTGAAACAAACTATTCATCACGGTGATAAACTATGTAACTATTTTTTACGTGGTTCTGATACAATCGACTTGTATAAAAATATGTATATCAAAGAAATCAAAGAATACATCAAGTATGATCATTCTTATTTGTCTGGTTTAAAAAAAGGCGAGTTCTTTTTTCTCCCACTTTTTTACTTGGATTATCCAAACGATAAAGAAAAAAATCATTATGACTGTTTGACTTTAGCAGAGTTATTTAAATTATATGATCCATTGAAGTTTTATCAAAATGAATTAAGAATAATAATTGAAAAAGAAATAGATGATAATAATTTAAAATTTTTTCAGAATATAACTTGGAAATATATAAAAGATCATTTAAAGATTATAAAATCTTTTCCAAAATTAAATACTTATTTTGTAACATATAGAGGTGTTTCTGAGGATTTTATTCAAAATTTTACAAATCCTAAGAAGTGTTATTATTTTCATTCATATCAATCCACATCGGTTATGTATAAAATTGCTGCGAATTTTGCTAAAGAACAACCTAATGCTGCGATATGTACATTTTGGATTCACCCAAGTTGTGATTATGCTTATTTGGAATCTATTTCTATTTATCCTGAATTTGAAGTTTTATTAGCTCCAGGACATCGAGCAGTTTTCTTATACAAATCAAATACAAATGACAACTATCATTTTATGATTTTACCTCCAGATGAAAAATCAGATTTATTAAAAACGGAAAATATAGACGAACATATTCAAACACAAGTACGAAATGCTCCTAATATTAATATAGACGAATCTATTTATGAAAAAAATACTCCTCCTAATAACACAAAGGGTGGCTTCTTTCTTGCCAAATCATCGACTCGTTACAGAAGAAAAAGTAAAAGTAAAAGTAAAACAAGAAAGCATAAAATCAAAAAGCAAAAAGGAGGTGATCCAAATAACTCTATTAATTCTGATATGGGTGTTATTGATTTAGTGACAGAAATAGATATAACAAAATCTCAAACCAAAGAACGCGAACGCTTACTCAAAATGATTTCTAGTTTTTAAACTGTTTATCTTGATGGACTTTGGAAACTCCTTATTCAAGTGTAATCTTAGTTTAGACCGGCGGGCAATTAAAACGGGCATATTGCCCGTTTTTTGTCCCGCCAGTCGATCGCTCCAACGGGCATTTCAAATGCCCGTTGGTCTAAATTACATAAATCATTTATTTAATACAAATACAATGAATTCTTGTACCCGTTGTCAGGTTACAAATAACAAAGCACACTCTTTCGAAAAGTTAGGAACTCTTCGCGACAATGTGACCAATATCTTTTACACATGTCCATCACAAGCCACAGAACCTGATGATTCTCCGGATGCCTTTCAGTATTACATGGCACATTTCCAAGAAACTGAACCACATCCTTGGATCTGGATTTTTGATTGTCAAGGAATGAAAACCAAAGATTTAACCAAATCCACTCTTGCTCGCAAACTTACCGAAGCAGTTCAAACCAAATACAAAGATACCTTGCGAGGAATATACATTATTAATCCTATTTGGTCAATAACTTCCCTTTTTACACTTATCAAACCCTTTTTACACAAAGAAGCCAAATCAAGAGTTCATATTTGTTCACTCGGGTTAATTGATACAATCAACAAACTCGAGAATGCTGGTGTGTATTCTCACGCTCTCCAAAAACTTACAAAATGTGTCATTGGAAACATTTAGACCAATGAACATTTAAAAATGTTCATTGGAGCTAAGCGAAGCAAAGGCGGATAAACATTTCAGCCTACAATTTACGCCGCGGAGCGGCGTTTAGTGCCGATTTGAAATGTTCATCGGTCTAATGAATATATTCATTGTCCATACGAGATACTATACTTCCCCAACTTTGTCCAACTAATGCAAAATAATCATTTATTTCTGTTTCAGGTATAATACCTGTTTGAACAGCCTCTTTTACTTTTGACATATATGCCAATGTAACTTTAATGATTTCATCAAATGAATTTGTAGCATGTGAGTTGTAGTCGTTGACTGCTAAAGCAAGCTCCATTCCTAAGCGCGTAATCTGGTGGGCCAGTGATAGAGACATTTTACTTTACGTCTACATTTTTATTTTTATTTTTCTTCAATCAAACGTTTCGTAAGTTGAAAAGAACCTTCGCAACTACAGTTACGTTTCCACCAGTTGCGACAGGCTTGCGACATGGTTATCCATTCTTGTTCACCAATCTCTGATAAACGTTGATGAGCTTCTTCTGGTGATTGAACACGAATATAATGAACTCCTTCCACCGGTGGTTCAGCATATGAATCCATATCCACCTCAGGTGAAACCACAGGCACACAACCCATCGCCATACATTCAACTTCCCTATGACACTTATATCCATAACCCGCCAAACATAACCCAAAACGAGAAGAAGCTAACTTCACCAAATATTCCTTATGTGTTAAAGGGTATTTTGTATCAACTCCCTTTGACATTACATAACAATCCTCTTCGCATGCCAAAGACCAATCCAACGTAGTGCGACGCTTTTCTTGAACACGGTTTTCAATCTTTCCATAAAAAACAGGACCTGGTCGGCGTTCTGACCAACTTTGCTCTGGAACTTTTTCGACCACCAACTCTTCCACTATTTCAGGACGACGAGGCCAGAAAAACCATGAATGACTCTTCTCATCTCCCATTGGTGGTTTTGGATTTCCAAACAAAGCCAAACGATATTCACGTTCAATCAAAGGCGCTGAAAGGCGCCAATCATGGTTTGGACGATCGTACAACAATACCCCTTTTGCTCCCACATGATCCCACCAACATTGCGTCGCTGCCGTATGTTCCTTCACACGACACAACCCTTTCTTCGCCCATAGTCTGGCCATTTCACGAAAGGAATCACCCGCATGCGCAAAATATCCCTCTATATCTCGTCTTGGTAACCATACAATCGGTAAATCTTCATTTACTTCCTGTTTGGATTGTTTGGTACGTTCATACTCACTCCACACTTCATCCAAAATTCTATTACGTTCTGTAGACATCACAATACGATGTTCCAACCCTGCTACTGAACTCATATGAAGTGCTTTTGAGTTGGGTGGTAAAGAACCATTCACTTCCACCACAACTGCCCCTTTGGGTAACAACCAGTTCCACGCACTCGCTTCAATACCCAATCCACCTCCCACTATCACACCCCACGCACCCCTTAGAGTATCCCACATACGCTCACCTGACGTTTTTCCCATATAGACAATACGTACATTCCACGCATGTTCCAATACCTCCTCTAACTCTGTCACGAGTTCATCCGTCAACACTTTTTCATCCTGAATAATCACAATACGCTCTAATCCACCAAATGTCTCTATAACTGGATTCCATTGCTTACAAGCACGACGTAAAGCTTCAATATCTTCCGTTAAAATCATATTGTTTTCACTCACAGGCATCGCTACAGCATTTTGATGCCATACTTGGATATTTGGCTCATACTTTATCAAAGGAACTTGCGAAGTTTCCCATTGAAACATATGTAAAGCTTCCACAATCTCTTTTTGTTCAGGACATAGGAAATCGCCAGATTGATTTGCAGTTGCGCGTAAGCGTAATATACGACTCAAAAATTCTAAAACATAACGTTCGCGTGATTTCATTACTTCAGTGTCAAAGGGGATAACTAATCCTTTTTGAGATGGTATAGTCACAGGAATGCGTTTGAGTTCTGATTCGGACCATTTTTGTTGCGCTCTTGAACCTTTGCCTACATACATCTTGTGTGTATCGTAACATAACCCATTCTCATTTTGAAAACACCCCTCTAACACCATTACTTGTTCTGGGACAGGTGTTATCGTTTGTAAACTAGTCCAAGGACGCGTCCCCTCCTCTAACTTTCTATTCATACGATCAATCCATTGGCTCGCACCAGAACCCATTATAGGTTGCTCAATCGCAACAGGTTTCACCGTATGCTTTACAGGTAAATTATTTAATACCGGTTCTAAATCATGAAATCCCGTTGGACTACAATACATAAAAAAAGGATTATTCACTACATCTTCCTTTTTATAATTACGTACCCCACTCGAATGATAATGATAAGTCTTCAAACTCATACAAGGATTAACCACTAAAAACTTTTTACGGAACATCTCCAACGCAAACGCATTATCACATCCCATTTGTCCAAAACGAATATTCATAAAATTCAAAATATCTTCACCTTTCTTTTTTACATCACACGCACGAATCACCCAAGTGTCCTGCGAATCCGCACGAGGTCCAAATAGTTTTGCTTCAGACTTCAAACCAGAATCAGGAACATCATAACGAAGCAAAGCCAAACACACATCTGTTAAATCCACGTCCCACAACTGTTTCCAACTCACTGAATCAATACAAATATCTGCATTCGCAAACGCCACTACCACATCATCTGGAAAGGTCAACACTTCACGCAACACATCCTGATACGTCAAACGATGTCCAATCACTCGTTCTTCGATTTTAGAAGAGGTTAACCAAGCAGGACATTCTGCCATTTCATTCAACAATACAATACGATCAATCAATGGACTTTGAAGATTGTTTTGTAAACAAGTATCAATCTCCCTCTTACGTTTTGACTTGTCTGGGACATAGTACTGGGTCACCCACCACAAACGAAATGGCTTTTCATTACTTATTTGAAGATTCAAAAAAGAAGCTCGTTGACTCGATGTATCCGTAACAAGCACTTTATACTTCAAAAGACCCGCGACCAAGACATAGGCATCTTCAACAGTTCCATCCCAAGCAGAACCAAGATGTGGAAACATTCCTTCCATTTCTTCCAAACATATCATATTGTTGATTTTGTTTTCTTGAATCGTTTTGAAACCAATCTCGCGAAGCACATCCACTTTTACAAATATCAACATAACCTTTTCAGAAATCTCTTTACAACGCTGAATCGTCATTGGTTCTAAACAAATCGCAATCGTTGGAAAAACTGTATCTTCCTTTTTCACTTTAAACACCGTATCCCACACTAACCCTTTTTCTGCACTCACATGTAAGGTACGCTTCTTCTTCGACAGACTCGCATCTGAATTCATAATACGTATCTCCTTTTTTGTAATAGGGTGATAGGCTAACATCTGTATATTTGTATGACGGTTGGTTTAAACTTCTTCAATTTAATAACTAAAAATGGATCGTACTGATGTTGCTTATTTAATCAATACTACCCCCAAATACTTTTACTTACTTCGTCTTCACCTCTCTCTTCTTCAACGATATGCTTCAAATATACAATGGTCAATCTATCTAGCAACAGAAGAGCCCAACCACACAACCGTAAAAGAACTTCAAACTGAATTCCCTTTTCTTCAAATCATCCCTTTGAAGCCTGAGCAAGAGGGATTTCTTGAAAGTCGTGCTGTTGCCACTGATGCACTCCCTAGTTCCATAAAATACGTCTTTCCCATCCAAGAAGATTTTTTGTTAGAGGGAAGACCTATTGAAGATATTTTTGAAGAAGCGTTGGATATTTTGGATTCTGATTCTGAGGTTCATAGTATCCGTCTAATGCCTTGTCCTGGTCCAAAAGGAAATTTGAAGTATGGTAAATCAAAATTGATTATTTTAAATGAAAAAACAGATGAGTATTTATTCACTTATCAAGCTACTCTTTGGCGACGTGAAGCGTATTCTACATTTATGGGATTCTTTACGGATTTGTTGAACTCAAAACCTATAACCCAAAAGGAAAAAAACAAAATCGCGATTCACGATAATGTGTGTGAAGTTGAAGTAGGAAAACGGGTGCTTACGGACCTAGGAGGAACACATCTAGCTTACCCACGTGTGGGGCCTTGGCCGAATGCGGTATATCTTTCAGCATGGCCTTATCGTCCAACTGCGGTGGTGAAGGGGTACTTGGAGGATTGGGCAAAAGAGTTGGCTGATAGAGAACGTGTTCCTTTGGCAACTGGACCATCTCTACGATAACCTTCTTTTGCTTTTGCTTTTGTTTCTGTGTAAGTTGTTGTTGGTAAAATTCTTGGTAATAAATATTCAAACGAACATCATTCTCACTTTGACAAACTTCATTCAACCAGTTGGTAATTATTTGGGTAGGACGTAGACAGTTCATTTTGTTTGTTGTTGGATTTTTATTTAAGATAAAAAATCAATTTTTATTTGCTACGCTAACGAGTTTGATAAATCAAGCTCGCAATAAAATTGATTTTTTATTTCAAAATACCAAAAGCAATCACAAAAGACAAAAGACAAAAGTCAAAATGAATATCTTTGCTCTCCATAAAAACCCGCGTAAATCTGCCCGTTGGCACGCCGACAAACATGTTGTAAAGATGCTCTTAGAATCTGTACAAATGTTATACACAAGCCATTGGGTACTTGCATACCCCCTTTTACTTAAACAGAAATCCCCTCTTACAGTTTCGCGCTTTCAAAAAACACTTTCCACACCACCTCTTTTGGATTTGTATAACGCACCACCACAAATATCCAATCCAGAGCAAAAGGGGTATCGTCCTGTTCATGTACATCATCCGTGTACGAAATGGGTTTCTTCAAGTCTTGGGAACTATATGTGGTTATGTCATCTAGCCCTTCATCTCGCTGAAGAGTTTCGCTTTCGTTGGCCAAACTCTGGCGCACACAGTTGTGAAGCCCACGTGAAATGGCTCATCGAACATCCTCCCATCAAACTCAAAATCAACAAATCCCCTCTTACACCCTTCGCAGAAGCCATGCCTGATGAATATAAAAAGAGCGATCCAATCGGATCATATCGCGCTTTCTATAAAGGTTCTAAAACTGATAGAGGAATCACCAACAGATACACAACTCGTCAAAGACCACATTGGCTTTCTTAGACCAATGCGCATTAGAGTACCGTCAAGTTCCAAAGTTAAGCACACTCTAATGTGATTGGCCGCTTTGCGGCCAATGATATTAAATATCTTAAATGTGGAACTTTCGGCACTGCCGTTGGTGTGCTTAAATAAGGCACCCAACGGTAGAGGTCTAATCCAAATTATCAAGTGTAACAACAATCCCATTTTTTCGTGGAACACCTGAATACAAATCACAGTTCGAATCAATCGCAGTCGTAATACGATGGCAGAGATTGACATTGGTAGGATAGGGAGATAAATCATTCGCACGCAATAAGAAACTTACATTGCCAATATAAGCATTACTGTAGTTTACAGGAAAGTCAATCACGTGAGGAGAGCCAACAACAGTTCCTGTGGCTTGGTTGAGTAAAAAGGAACTTATAGTCCAAGTATCACAAATACCATCATAAAAGTTCACATTCATATTCGTTTGGATGTCTAACTTCATTTTTGAAGAATTAACAATATTCCCTGAGAATCCTGCGAGCGTAAACATTGCGGTTGATATATTTTCGCCAAAGTTACTTACATCGGAACGACCAATATTTGACATAATGTTATCCATCGTGGAATAATAAATACGATACTCGCCAGGATGAACAGTACTCACATAACCACCTGATAAGTTAGAACCTGTAATCATCGGACCTAACTCGTTACCAATGATTTGCATATCTCCAAGATTTACAAAACAATCATACAACGTTGTTACACTAATATATTTGTACGTTCCTGATAATTCATTTACAGTGTTATCCAATGTTTCTTGGGTTACAAAATCCCCTTCAGCAATCAATGTAGAAATACTACTCAATCCTGGTTGAATTTGTTGAAGCAAATCTAATACATTCGTACTTGTTGTGGGAATGCTGATGGAACTCAAAAACTCTAAAGAACTATACCACTTTAACTGACCTTTCTGACCCATAATCGGGATTTCTGCGGCTTGAATAAAATCAGCATTCACGGGGTTGAAAGCAAAAACATCTCGGATGCGGAGTATATTTGTATCTAATGTAAAGCGCGATGCCATCTAACTAGTCTATGATAATCTTGCTATGGTAAGTTGCGCACCAGTTTGACCAGTTGTGATTAACATTCCTGTAGTTCCATAAGTAGTTCCTTGAAGTTCAAAGGATTGTCCTGGCCCAAGCATAAACGAAGTAGCAAGAGAAGCCGTTGGATAAGGTACATTACCACCGCCAAAACTATTTATAAAAAAGGTTTCTTGACCAAAAATATGTAAGTCATCATGACGAAGCACTTTTAATGTAAATGGACTATTTGAATATGTATTTGTACTAATTGAAACATGTGCTTGTAATCCAACTAATGTTGAGGTCGTACCATTATAGGAAAACAACCCACCTGTACTTCCTGTAAAGTTTGTTATATTATCATAAGTAGCATTGAATGGAATTGTTGTACCCGTTGGTCCACCATTATACAATGTTTCTACAAACCCTGTAGCACAATTATATTCAGCATATTGAATACCTGTTGGAGCGGATTGTACGTTTGTCACTTGTTGAACTGTTAGAATGATAGAAGGAATATCAGGACCTTTATCAGGTGATCCTTCTATTGTTGAGGGATTTCGTGCAACAACAATAACGTGTTCTGCTGGAGATGCCCACCAAAGTTCAATATAGTCATTTGCTTCTAAGGATAAAATAAAATTCCAGGCTGGGATACTATACGCTGAACTGGAAGAACCACTTACCGCAATTAATGTATTTGTATCAGGTAGATCAACTCCATTTTTCTTTAACCAAATATACGCCTCATGTGAACCTCCTCCTTGACTTATTGTCATTTGAGCGGAAAATTGTATATTGTAAACACCTTTTTGTGAAACTTTTATATGTGAGTTACTTTCTACCATTACACCATTGACCTCCGCTGTTGTATTCAGTGTAAATGCTTGACCTGTACTCAAAGAAAAGTCAGCATTATATGTTACATTTGGTTGTACAGTTGTGTCGTAAAAAGAACCATAATAACCAAGATAACCACCAGGACCTGGAATACCTGTATAACCCGTTGCGCCTGTATTTGTCGCTGTACCAGAAATACCTTGTCGACCAGTTGGACCCGTTGCTCCAGCATCACCTGCTACTCCTTGTGCTCCAGTATAACCCGTTGAACCAGTTACACCAGTATACCCCGTTGAACCCGTTTGACCCGTATAACCCGTCGCACCCGTTTGACCCGTATAACCCGTTGAACCCGTTACACCCGTATACCCTGTGGCACCCGTTTGACCCGTATAACCCGTCGCACCTGTTTGACCTGTATAACCAGTTGAACCAGTTACACCTGTATATCCCGTTGAACCCGTTTGTCCAGTATAACCCGTTGAACCTGTTACACCAGTATACCCTGTTGCGCCCGTTTGACCTGTATAACCCGTTGAACCTGTCCAACCTGTAGAACCTGTAAATCCAGAAGGACCAGTTGAACCAGTATAACCTGTCGCACCAGAATAACCAGTTGAACCAGTTACACCTGTAAATCCCGTTGCGCCCGTTTGACCTGTGTAACCCGTGGCACCAGTTCGTCCAGTATAACCCGTTGAACCTGTCACACCTGTAAATCCTGTCGCACCTGTATACCCAGTTGAACCTGTAAATCCAGTTGAACCCGTTACACCTGACGCGCCCATCGCACCTGTATATCCAGTTGAACCCGTCACCCCTGTGGCACCTGTACGTGTTGCCTGACCAGGAATACCTTGTTCACCTGTATAACCTGTTGGTCCTGTAATTCCCATAGGACCTATAGGACCTGTTGGACCTGTTCCAAGTGGAGCCGTTGGACCTGTTATACCCGTTGGACCTGTCGCACCAAAACCAGTTGGACCTGTTCCTAACGGCCCTGTATACCCTGTCGCACCAGAACCACCACGAGGACCTGTCCCACCTATAGCACCTGTCTGTCCTGTTGGACCTGTTCCTAAGGGACCCGTCGAACCTGTCACCCCTGTAGCTCCTGTATTTGTAGCAGTTCCATCCAACCCTCTTTCTCCTGTATACCCTGTTGCTCCCGTATAACCTGTAGCTCCTGTATTTGTTGCCGTTCCATCCAACCCTCTTTCTCCTGTATAACCCGTTGCCCCCGTAAAACCTGTAGCTCCTGTAAAACCTGTTGAACCCGTCACACCTGTATAACCTGTTGAACCCGTAAACCCTGTCACACCTGTAAAACCTGTAGCACCTGTAAAACCTGTCGCACCTTCTGCTCCGCTGACACCTGTAAACCCCGTTGCCCCGCTAGGACCTGTTCCTACACCAGCAGTTGGCCCTGTTGGACCATTGATACCTGTTACTCCAGTACTTCCTGTTGGCCCGCTAGAGCCTGTTCCAAAAGGAGCTGTAGGTCCCGTATCACCTTTTACTCCGCTTGCGCCCGTGTTTGTCGCTAAACCTGGAATACCTTGTTGACCTGTATTCCCTGTTGGACCTGTCATACCCGTTGAACCCGTATTTGTTGCCGTTCCTGGAATACCCTGTTGCCCAGTATACCCTGTTGCTCCAGTATACCCCGTTTGACCCGTTGTACCATATCCAACTTCTCCAACCACCGTTGATAAGTTATAATACATGTACAAAGGTGTAAAGTTTGTATTAATATAGTTATATGCGAATGTAAATTGTTGTTGAATACCTGTACTCACATTTGAAATCAAGTTCACAACTGTACTATCCCCAAATCCAACTTGTGATGAGTTATAAAACTGTGAACTCACCGTACTTAACATCGTATTGGCCAATGTACTGATTTCCAAATATTCCTTACTTGTAAAAGTAGAAATTCCAATCCAATATGCATCGCGTGATGAATTTGTATACAATAAAATATCATTATAACCCAATACCTGTAACACGGTACTTGGAGAATCCGCAGTTAAAAAGTTAAAGTTAGTATTACTCAACGCACTTGTTGATAAGGTACTCACATTGGAAAACACCTTTAACTGATTATACGCATATACACCTGTACTGATTGTTGCTGGTGCGGTTTCAAACTTGATTGTATTTTGTAATGGATCACCTACAATCTGTACACCAGGACCCCCTATAAATGTAACCGTCGGGGTGATTACGGAATTTGAATAGGATGTTATGGAGTTTCCACCACTTATATCAATCTGAGTAAAGGCTTTTGTAAATAAGGCAATTTCCTTCGTTGTGGAATTACGAATCATACCCATATTTTCCAAGGTGGATAGGTTCAGAATGTTATAGGAGGCATCTGCGATAATGGGAAGTCCATTGGCTGTCACCTGATTAAAAGCAGGTTGACCACCGCCACCAATGGAAGATGCATAGGCCCAATAGGTTCGCCCATTTCCTGCTGCTGTTAAGACACGTCCTGCCTGAACCGGTGTGTTATTGGAGTTATAGGCGAATATTTGCCGAAGAGTTATCATCTCCGTATCATATGTGCGACGAGATGATGACATTCTGAATCGCTTCTAAAAGAAGCTTTAAAATCAAATTCTTACTTATGCCGTATTAAAAACACTGATGTGGGCAGAACTTCCCTTTTTACAGAAATAAGCAGTTACATTACTATTCGCAAGTGCTGTTGTACTTACTCCACTCGGTATCATATGTAAAAAGGTATAGTTGCTCGTTAGTTTATTCGTAAATGCTCCTAATGGTATTTCAAACTTTATAGGTTGTTGGAAACATGTTGAAGTTGCTTTTGAAACTCCATTATATGTATCAACTCCTGGAATAACAAACATAAAGTTTGTGGTTATTGCACTCAAAATCGTTGTATCATATTGTAAAAAGGTGGATATTGGTAATACTGCTGCTTGTGTTGCTCCCGCATCCAGTTTTGAAAATAATAATGTTGGTGAATATTCCAAAGTGATTTTTGAAGTTGTTGAAATAAATGAACTTATTGAAGAAAGATTAAAAGTGGCCGTTGAAAAAATCATGTCATTTACATTACTCATTACAGCATTGTACTCTGTTCCCATTGTACCCATTAATCCCAATGAACTGTATGTAAATGAACTTTTAAAAAATACACTCCCAACATTATTAAACACCACAGTTGAAGCTGAATTAATAATAACATTTGAAGCAATATCAAAATTTACTGGACGAGTCAATAAATAGTTTGTTGTACTCACAAGTTGCGAGGTGCTTATATATCCTTCTGTAGGAGAAATCCATGTACCTAATCCATTTAATGTGCTTTCCAAACTTGTCGAACTAACATAACCAAGTGTACCTAAGTTTTTTGCTAAACCTGTTACTGTACTTTGTAAAGATGCGCTACTCACATAACGATAAGGTAATCCTCCAAGACCATTGAATGAACTTATCAAGGCAGTATCCATATAACTCGTACTTACATACCCTATTGTTCCTAATCCTGCTGTTGTACTTTGTAATGTACTTTGTAAAGACAATGTACTTACATATCCTATAGAACCCAACCCTGTAACTGTGCTAAATAAACTTGGCGTACTCAAATATGTATTTCCTAATCCATTCACCGTACTAAAAACTTGTGAGGAACTAATGTAACCGATTGTTCCAAGTCCTATTGTTGTACTGATAAGTAAAGGACCAATACTACTTGGAGAAAGAGTTCCTACAATAACTTCAAGATTCGCAATAGCATTACTTTGAGTATATAACTGAGAACTAATCGTACTGAATGTGGATGGTAAATTACCAACAATAGGACCTCCAACAGATGTTAAAGAAGAGATTAAAGGAAACCAAGTTGTTCCACCTTTTCCATCTGTTAGCAATAACTGATTGGTCGATAAAAATAATCCTGTATTCGAGTTTAAAGCATATACCTTTCGCAAGACTACAGAATCCGACATCTACTAACTCAATGCGAAGATTTTGCGTGACTGTTTTTCACGCTGTCATTACAGAAAGGTTTTCCAGAATATCTGGAAAACCTTATCTATTAATCTAAGGCTCTCCAAAATATTGTTTAAACGATATTTTGGAGAGCCTTACATTAGAGAATGACGCAAGGAGGCGGTTTACTACAACTCGTAGCTCAAGGACGTCAAGATGTCTTCTTAACCGGTAATCCACAAATCACTTGGTTCAAAATGGTCTACCGTCGTTATACAAACTTCTCAATTGAATCCCAAATTATTCAGTTTGATAATCAACCTGATTTTGGACGACGTATTTCATGTTTACTTCCTCGTAAAGGTGATTTGTTAGGACCGTTATGGCTTGAAATTTCACTTCCGGCCATTTATGATTCCGTTACAGGTGACCCCCTTTCTTACACAAATGCTATTGGTCATGCCTTAATTCAAGAAATCAGTTTGGAAATCGGCGAACAACAAATCGATCGTCAAACTGGCGAATGGATGGAAATGTGGTCCAACTACATTGTCACTGAAGACAAACGCCAAGGTTGGAATAACATGATTGGAAAAACAACAGGAACAAGTCAAGGTAATGCTCCTTCCACAAGTGTCAACTTATTTGGTCCAATCAACTTGTATGTTCCTTTACGATTCTGGTTTTGTAAAAATCCTGGCTTGTATCTCCCTCTTTTAGCTCTTCAATACCACCCTATTCGTATCAATATTACTCTTCGTCCCCTCTCACAACTTTTTGTTCGCGACAATCCTTTGGATCCTACTGCTTGTGACCAAACCCCTGTTTCAGCTTCTATTACCAGTATGAACATGTATGGCGACTTTATCCATTTAGATGTTGAAGAACGTCGTCGCTTTGTTGCTAACGACCACGATTATTTGATTGAACAAGTCCAATACACAAACTCCATCCCTATCGATACAAAAGCTTTAACTGTTCAAGTTCCTATTGAATTCAATCATCCTCTTCGTGAAATGTATTGGGTTATTCAACGTGATGTAGCCGTTAATGCAAATCAATGGTTCAACTATACCAATCTCAGTATTGGTGAATTCAGTTCTGCACAAAACTCCTTTCAAAACTTAATCAATACTGCCTTGATTAAGATTGAAGGCTTTGACCGTTTTGATATACGTAATGCTGACTATTTCAGACTTGTCCAAGCTTATCAATACCACACTGTTATTCCGATTGATGATTTCGTCTACAGCTACTCCTTTTGCTTCCGACCTGAAGATGTTCAACCCAGTGGCAGTATGAACGCAAGTCGCTTAGATACAATAACACTTCAACTTCAAATGAATAATACCGTTTCACCTGCTCGTGGCTCTGCCAACTGTCGTGTATATGGCATTAACCACAATATTTTACGTGTTGCTAAAGGATTTGGTGGATTGTTATTCCGTATATAAGGAAGCAAAGCTTCCTTAATAGGTTTGTTTATTTGCTTTGCAAATGGATTCCGTATTTAGACAGGCTTTGCCTGTCTAATAGGTTTATCAATTTGCTTTGCAAATGGATTCCGTATATAAGGAAGCAAAGCTTCCTTAATAGGTTTGTTTATTTGGTTTAACAAACTAAAAATTGAATTATCTATTGTATTCAATATCAGCAAAAACAAAATGGCTTCCCAAACTCCTAACCTTACTCTCTGCGAACGCACACAAGAGCATGATTCTATTACTCTTGCGCGCATTTATCGTCTTGCCTATGATGTTCTACAACATCCAAAATTTCATTACCTCTACACACCCCTACAACATGTTCAAGATCAGATTGATAGAAGTCACCCTCTTTGTCTAGCCAATGAAGACATACATCAATACGCTGATGTATCAGAGGAGTTAACTGAGTTCTGGGTCGATATGTGGATACAACATGGCATTGTTGCTTGGAACTTTCACATGTTCAACCAACAAAATGGACGGGTTGCCATTGTTCATTTTGATAACTTTGGTTTCCATAACTGGTCTTCTGGTCAACATTGGATTACAATGCCCTGTAACGTATCTCTAAACTACTTCTTTTCAGACTCTTGGTTTCCTGCCAACTTTTACAATACGATTTGTAACGTTGATGGTGTTTCTCCGGTTTTCCAATCCATTATGCCTATGGTATAAAAATAAAAAATAAAAATCAGATGCGATAAGACAAACCTTTTTTGATCTAATCCCATAGTAAATGGCTTGGGAGTTTCCAGCAGTAAGTCAAAGCCGAATTGAATTTTGGAAACAGCCACAATACACGCGAAAAGGTATGCTGGTCTTTACCATCTTATTTGGGTTTTTTGGTCTACATCACTTCATGCTCCGCTCTCCACAAACAGGTCTTCTATTTTTTCTCGCAAATATCCTATCGTTAGGTTATTGTTGGTTTTATGATATAATACAACTTGCGACGACCGATGTAAAACAGTTGAATACTTACGGTATGAGTTTACCATGGGGAGCTGCTGGAATTGCAAAAGGAATGTGGAAATGTGGTGCTGATGACAATGAAGAACAAAATGGTGGAGCTTCTAAAGAAAAAGAAGAAGAAAAAGAACCACCTAACCCAACATGGTTTTTCCTCTATGCTCTACTTATCCCTCTTGCCCCTTTATCAAAACTTGCTTCAGGTGATACCGCAAATGCCATGACCGGTTTCCTCAACCTTACCATCATGCCCTTTGGCTGGTACATCTATGTTTTGACTGCCTTGTACGAATACTACAAACTATTCTTCAAACCCGCAGAAGTTTTCATTTATGATGTAGATCGTCTTTTTCCATACACCATGCTTGGGTGGGACCACGAAGGACGCAGTCCTCGTATGCGCCTAACTCCTTTACCCGATGATCATTGTGAAGATTGTGATGGTATCTTTGTTCGTATGTACAAAATATTTATTCGCGCTCTCATGCCCATGTTACCCATCCTTTTACCTATTTTACGTCTTCTTTTACCACCACAAGTTATTGCAGCAATGCAAGCTTCAGGGTTAGCAGTTGAACAAGGTGCAAAAACTGCCGAAGAAGGGTTAGCTGCCGCAGAAGTTGCTTTTCAAAAAACAAAAAATGTTGCGGAAGTTGTTGGTGAACAAGCCAAGGATATCGCCGTGGAGTTAGGAACACAAGCCAAAACTGTTTTGGAATCATCTGGAAAAGTCGCAAAACGTGTTGCTAACTTAGCCACACAAATCCCACAAGCATCTACCGCTGTTCTTGCCAAAGCTTCCGTTCTCGCAGAACATCCATCCGCTCTTACGTCAAAACTCGGCAAGTTGTCTTCCAACATGGCACAACAAGGCGGTGGCGGTTTGAACACAAAGGCACTTCAAGAACTGATAACGAAAGAACCCACCTCTTACTTTGATTACGCCATCTTTGGTACCATCGCTGCGGTTTTGGGTGGGGGTTTCCTTCTTCACACGGGTAGAACTTTCGCAGATGTCATACATCAATCAAGAGGACCAAATGACGCACCTCCATACTAGTCTTCCCCATAATATTCATAAGTTAATAAACCATGAACTCTTTGAAAGTATGTTTAGCCCACAAGGAAAACCAGAACATTCATATCCCATTTTAATCAACTTCTCCGCAAAATGGTGTGGACCATGTCAAAAGGTTGATTGGGAGTTTCTTCGTGAAGAGTTTCCCACTCTCAACATTTACAAATGTGATGTGGATGAAAATAAATACACCTTAGGTTTCTGTGGTGGACGTTCCATTCCTGCCTTTATCATGATTTACGGACCCAAACAAGCCAGCCCACTTGTATCTATGTCCGACACGGCAAAAATAGCCACGTGGATTCACGAAAATCTAACCAAAAACAAACTCAAGTCTCAGTAAATGGATACCTCCTATGATATTCTTATTGTCGGCGCAGGCCTGGCTGGTTTACACTCAGCCCTACGCTTATCCAAAATATTCCCAAAGAAATCTATCGCAATTGCTGAAGCATACAACTACATTGGAGGAAGAGTTGTAACTTACAAACCCAAAGATAAAGAATTTAAAGGAATCCAATGGGAAAATGGCGCAGGACGTATTCATAACTCCCACAAGATGATTTTGAAGTATGTTGAAGAATATGATCTAACCACCATTCCTCTTTCTGAAGATTCCCAGTGGATTGACCAAACCTCAAAACAAGCATCTGAAGATCGTTGGCCAAGATACGCCTATATGATTCGCAAAATATTTTCCCTTTGTAAACCCTCCACACTCGCCACACACACCCTCTATCAACTTCTCAGCAAAATCTACAACCCTTCCATCGCAAATGACATTCTTTCATATTACCCCTATCGCGCTGAAGTATTCCATATGCGTGCTGATATTGCTCTTCAAAGTCTTCAAGAAGAAATGGGTTCGAACAAAGGCTTCTGTATTGTAAAAGAAGGGTTGTCCACACTTATACAACATATGGTAAATACACTAAAAAGCAAAGAACGCAATATTACCTTTCTTATGAATCACCGCTGTGTTTCTGTTGATAAAAACAGCGCTTTATTCACAGTCAAAGGACAAGAAAAAGACGAAATCCCTCATATACAAAGCCAAAAACGTATTGAAGCAAAAGAGATTATCTTAGCACTCCACTCCGAAGCCCTCAAACATATTCCCCCTTTTACACGCTTACCGATTCTTCAAAAAATCACCATGGAACCCCTCTTACGCATCTACGCTATCTTTCCCACCACAAAAGGTAAAAGTTGGTTCTCTGATATCCCCAAAACTATAACAGATTCTCCTCTTCGATATATTATTCCTATCAATCCTGCGAAAGGGGTTATCATGATTTCATACACCGATTCCGATGATACCAAACCTTGGACTTCTATTTTGAAGAAAGAAAGCGAAGAACTTGGTCTACAAAAGGCAATCCTCAAAGAGGCACGCCGTTTGTTTCCAACAAAAGAAATCCCTGAACCACTTTTCTTCAAAGCACATCTTTGGTCTGAAGGTTGTTCCTATTGGAAACCTGGACTGTATGACCCCAAACAAACAAGTCTTCAAATCATGAATCCATTTCCCAATCGTTTTCAAAATGTGTATGTCTGTGGCGAAAGTTACAGTATGAAACAATGTTGGATGGAAGGAGCTTTAGAACACGCTGAAGAAATGTTAAATACTTATTTTTTCTAAAGAGTTTGAAATTCCTTACTATGATATTTAATGTTCTCCAGATATTCTGGAGAACATTAGAATGTCCGAAACATCCCATATCAACCTCTCCCTCTTTCACATTTTTCTTGTCGCTCCCTTTTTTCTCTACGTTGCCTTCATGCGTGGCCAACTTGTTCCTTGGATCTTCATGGTACTCACAGGATTGGGTATTGTTCTTATGGTGTATCATGGTTATAAAACCATTATCAAATGGAAAGCCCATTCCCCAACTGTATGGGTCAATATCTTCCATGTTCTCCTCATAGCCCCCCTTTTACTCTTCATTGGTTCACAAAACTACGATACACCCCGTTGGGCGTTTGAACTACTCGCCATGGCTGGCTTCGCAGCTCTTGGATACCATATCTATAGCATCATCATGGAACTTCAACATATGAGCGAAAATAAACCTACTGGTATAGCATAAATCAATAAAAAAAGATATTTTATCTTTCTATACCGCTAATCCAACACAATGATTTGGATTGTCCGCGACACTATCTGGTAGGCAGTTTACACAATGATAAATAAAGGAAGGTTTGCTTTTGAATGTTCCTTGGCAACTGGTACATCCAATACATTCCTCTTTTTTTACCATTAACGCATTCACTTCTTTTGAAAGATGTTTGAGCAAATAATGACTACGAAGATGTCCTTTCGTGCGACAGGTATATTTACAACCTTCGTGTGGACATTCCACTTCTTTATCATCTTTTTCACATGTGTGTGGATGTTTTGCGTGAATATGATTCTCTAAACTTTGGTTGGAAATCGTTTCGTAATCACAATGATCGCATTTGAACTTAAAAGTTCCACTATGTTTGGCTTTAATGTGCATGTGAACTGTGCTCTGGAGCTGTTTGGAATATTCACAATAAGGACATTGATATTCTCCACTTCCAGTACGTTTATATTGATATGGCATTTTGATTGTTTCTTTGTTACTGACATATTTTATATTTGAAAAATCAATTTTTATATTTTTATGTGAAAATAAAATTTGATTTTAGCTTAATCATACCACCAAAAACAACAACAGATGCTATCCAGAATGTCAAATTGGATTGGTGGAACTTTAGAGCTCAGCTCAAAAGTACGTTATGGATTAACCAGTCGCGGTGTTCCCATTTTCCGTTTCATCCCCTATGACAAAAAACGATCTCCTTTGGCGGTTGGATGTTCTACACGCGATCTCTTTTACAATGTTCATGCCATCGTCGAAGCACAACCAAATCCTAATCCAAAACCAAATGAACTCCAAAGGGGTAATCTCATTCAATATGATGTTTCAGAAAAAGATGTTTTGCTCGCTACATATGCCTATGACTGTCACAAAGAACTTCGTAAAGAGTTCACAACAGACGGATTTCTAAGTAAACCCGATTTCACGACTAGAACCTTTGTGAAAGAGGGGTTTACCTTTCATATTGATCCTCCAGGATGTATGGATGCTGATGATTCCTTCACGTTTGTCAAAGAGGGAAAGGCTTGGCGTGTGTGGATAAATATTGCCGATGTCGCCACATGGATTCCTGAAGGATGTCCATTAGACTTGAACGCGCAACAACGATCCACCACCTTTTACACACCTGACGGCGCAGCGATTTCTCCTATGCTTCCTCGTAACTTGTCTGAAGATTTTGCCTCACTCGCTCAACCAGGTCCACATGCCACTCTCTCACTTACCTTTCTTTGGACTCCAGGCCAACCTATACCTGAATTTAAATGGGTTGAAACTGTCACAGAATGCCAAGCTCGTTTTACATACGAAGAACTCAACCAAGGTCGAGTTCTAGGCTTTGGCGAAGAAGCATTTGAAGAAGTGAATACACTTCCTGAAATGGAAGCACTTCGTCATTTGGCTAGAGAACTAGGAGGTGATGTGAATGATAGTCATACTTGGGTACAAATGATGATGATTCTTTACAACAAAAAAGCCGGTGAACTTTTGAAACCATACTCAACAGGCATTCTTCGTCGTCATGGACCTCCCCAAACCACCAAACTTGAACCTCTTCGTGAGTTTCTTATTCGTGATGTTGGATTGATGTTCCTCGCCTTTGAATCAGCCGAGTATTGCTTGTCCACTGATAAAAATACAGAGCATTTTGGATTGGAAACGGATGCGTATGCCTATGCGTCAAGTCCTCTTCGTCGTTACGTGGATTTGGTAAATCAACGTGCTATCAAAAATATCATTCAGAAGAAACCCATAACCCCTCTTACACAAGAACTCGTGGATGAAATGAATCGTCGCGGTAAACAAGCAAAAGCCTTCAATCGCGATCTCTTCTTCAGTTCCACTCTCCTTCAAGAATACGCCAAATCAAAAGAAGCCAATGTTCTTCCTATGAGTCAAGGTACTGTTCTTTCAAAGGTAAATGCGAAAGGGAAGTTTGAAGTGTATGTGGCAAGTTGGAAACGGATTATTAAAGTGAAGTCGATGGATTTCTTTCCAGAACCCGGCACACGCGTCCAGATTTCTTGGTATGAAGACCGCACCCAACCGCGCTGGAAAGAGCGTATGGTATTCCAAGCAAAAGAGGAGAATGGAAATCCAACCCCTCCAACTTCCTCCTGTCCCTAGTTCCGAACTCAAACGCAACGCTCTGCGACATTTTTTAGAGTCAAATACGTTGGGGTCATTTGATTGTAAGTGGGAGTCAAACCAAATCATCATTGGGATTCGTCTAGAACGTCGTCGTTCGCACTATTACCGCGAACCTGGAGATTTGTTTTTAACCATTCTCTGTCCATCTCTGCCATACTTTCCCTCTATTACATACCCTCTAGATGAACAAGCAAAAAAATCTCTTTTATCTGCCTTAGAATAAATGGAACAAAAACATGAATGTCATTGTAAAGCAGAAGGAACATATAATCCATTACAAGTTCTTTTGTTAGGTGTTTTAGTGATTTTCTGGTGGGCTGGTGTGTGGGGTCTTTTGGAAACATTGATACAAAAAACCAAACAACCAACTCTCTCTTACAGTTTAATGATTCTTATTGTTGTATTGATTGTCTTTATGAAACCACATTTGTTGGAACATTTTTTGTGATTTATATTTTCTCATGCCCGTCCCCCATATCAATGCATCTTCATATTTTGGAAACCCTTATTCTAATGTAAATAAACGTTTGTTATGATTTGATAAAGAGCAACACTTCCTATTACAGTGAATACAAAACACATCCATCCTATAAGACAGAATTTCGCATACCTTTCACATTTTATACAAGGTTCTACAACTTTCCAATCCTGACCACACTGTGGACACACTTTACGACCCGCAATACGAAACCACTGATCCACACATGCGTCATGTAAGAACAACCTACACCCACATTCCAAATCTTCGACAACAAATAACTTTTGATGCGTTTCTACTTCAAAACACACACAACAACAAGCTGTTGCTTTAGGAGGCCTACGTAATGCATCTGGCATTTCCACAATGACCACTTGTCTGAGTTCCATTTTTTGTTTGATTGCTACTCAAACCAAACAAAAAAGTTTCATTTTTATTTTGTCTTTTGTCTTTTGTCTTTTGTCTTTTGTCTTTTGTCAACCTAAATACGCAAGTACAAACTTTCTGCTATTACGATATCGTGTAGAATCATTTCACGGGCAGTATCAAGTTCGCGCAACATATCCACAGAACCCGTTAGCGTAGCAAGACTCTGACATTCTTCTACCAAACCCGCCAACTTCATCATGGCTTTTTGGACATTGCCTTCAAATACTTCATACTTCAAAGCGATACTACCGAGAGTTTCCTTTCCTGACAACCAGTCCTGAACAGGTTCAATCCATTCTGTGCTGAGCTCCCAAGTTTCTGGTTCATCGATTCCATGCTTCATTTCTACCTGACGAAAGGCTTTCGCGTCATCTCCGATTTCAACCAATGCTTCATACACCTCCTTTGATACATGTAAATCGTCAATGTGTTTGTCATGTTCGTTATCTTGTTTGGCTTCTCCGAGGAAAACAGCGAGAATGACTAAGATGGTATGTAAATCCATGTTGCGATTCATTGCCCGAAGGAAAACCTCCGTCATGAGAAATGGGTGACCTTCATTTACCTCCGAAGCAAGACGACCCTTTTGTGTTAAAACAGAACCATCGGCATCTAAGAATCCGAGTTCCTCCAACACACGAATACGACGATGAACTATGGGAACATCACCACCGTCTTCCACGAAAGTGCTGTGTATCACCTCCGCACGATTCTTCTGTTCGCAGAGCTCCTTCTTCTTCACATAACGACTTTCGGCTAGAACCCATGCGGACCCAGAGTTGTCCTCCTTCCACTGTACCAACTCACGTTGCGCGGCCTTTTTCTTCGCATTCTGACTCACTTGAATACGATGCTCAATCGATTCTCTTTCTCGAAATGTACTCTCTTGCTCAGGAGTCAGAGGAATCATACCAATCTGGTCCTGAATCCCCTGTAACTCTTTCTCCACATCCGCCTTCTGTTGTTGCTCAAGAGCCCACCAGTAGCTTCCTTCAATCAGTTGTTTCATGGCTTTCGTTTGGTTGCTTTTCACAAGAAGAGCATCCTGAGTCTCCCCCTCAGACGCCTTGTTTACGACCTTTAGCACGAAGTCATAGTGGAAGTTTATCCGTGAGCAAAATGTCTGGGCTTGACCTGTCAGCATCTGTCGAACATCATATGTCTCCAATGGTTGTCGTTGGGGCAAATAAATCACAAGCCCTTTATCATCCTTCCCACGACGGCCTGCGCGCCCGGCCATCTGAATATACTCAGACGTCTTCAGTTGACGCATCGCACCGTCCGTATACTTTTCCAACGCAGTAAAGATAACTGTTTTGGTTGGCATGTTGATTCCTACAGCAAACGTTTCCGTCGCAAACAGAATCTTAATCAAACCCCTGTTAAAGAGGATTTCAAGAATCTCCTTTAAGAATGGTTGAAGACCACTATGATGAAACGCAACACCTCGTTGGACTAGTTCAAAGAGTTTGTGGTATTGTGGTGATTTCTCTAAACTACTTTTGTAACGTGCCAAATGAAACTCCCAAATATGGCGAATCGCAGAGGCTTGTTCGCCATCCACATATCCATCTTTGACTTGACTCGCTAACTTTTCACAGCCGTTTCTTGAAAACTGAAAGACAATCGCTGGAAGATTTCCTTTCAAACTCAAATCATTAAACAGTTCATTCAGTTCATGCTCAAATGACATTATTTTTACTTTACCATCCACACGTCCTTCATGACCTCCACGACGAGCGTCTTTGACTTTTTCTTTGAACTTATCCGCAGCGTACAGCTTACCTTCACGTGCGGCTAACCAATCACGATAGATCTCCGCATGAAAGACTTCTTTCGCATCGAAAATAGTCAAGAGTTTTCTATCTTGGCCAACAACGCAATGATACAAAGGCACAGCGCGCCACATCGTAGAAATCACCCACATCATTCTCTCCTTTGAATCCCCCAACCATTTCGCAAACTCATAAGGCTTACTCAACGTAGCGGATAGAAGAACAAGTTTGATTTGTGGAGGCAACAGCATCAACGTTTCTTCCCATACATGCCCACGATCAGGGTCATTAATGTAATGGACTTCGTCAAAGACAACTGCGTCCAATCCTTGAAGACTTAACAGAGCTGTCGCACCAACATGTTCTGTTTGCGTTCCTTGTTTGTATAAAAGATTACGAAGGATTTCCGTTGTCATCACAATGATTTGCGCATCAGGACGAAACTTAATATCACCCGTCATGATACCAACGGTTGCGTCTGGAAACAGTTCTTTCAGGTCATGAAACTTTTGATTGGATAAGGATTTAATGGGGGTAGTGTAAAAGACTCTACCACCTCGTTGAAGAGATTTGGCGATTTGATATTCACCTACAAAGGTCTTCCCTGAACCTGTCTTAGCAGTAACGAGAACATTATGACCCAGTTCAATCGCTTGAATAGCAAATCCTTGAAAGCGGTCAGGTGTATGCCCGTTGTCAAGAGCAGGTGATACAGGTGGATCTGGCAGATGATCCGATTCTAACACAACACGTACATAGGAACTCATTTTTTTGCTTCTTTCTATTTGTCATATAACTTCAATTTTAAATTATGAATCAATCCCTTTTATAAAGAGAATTATAAAAACAATCACAACTATACAAGCAATACAAAAAGCTTGAATTTGCTTTTTTTGTCGCATTTGTTGCGTTTGTTGCGTTTGTTGCGTTTGTTGCGTTTGTGGAGTTATTGTATTTGTATTTTGAACTGTAACAGGTTGTTGTTGCTGTTGTAAATACGAATGTTCTGTGACTTGTTGTAAATCTTGCTGATAAACATTCATCGCATAGTAATGGTCTGCTTCGATAGACACAGGAATGGCATAAGGTAAAGCTACAGCTACAGGAACCACTTTAACTTTTTTATTATTCGATTTTTCAATCGCTTGTTTGAGTTTGGTATTGGGTTTCAAGGCATCAATACGCATAGGTTGTCGTGTTAGAGGAGAGTTTGGATTTGTTTGTAACCAATGAACAATAGCCTCTCTTTCATACGTGTGACCATCTTGTGCGATAACTGGATCTTTCATAGGAAGTAAAGTGATTGGACACATAAACTCTTGTTGATTTGAGGACATTTTATTTACTATTTATATAGTATTCTTCCGGTTTATACATTAGTTTTTTAAACTTTTTAATACATTAGATGGATAAAACTCCACAAATATATACAGATGTACTATTACATTGTTTTAACATGACGTATACTGAAGTGGATAAGTACTTAACAGATTTAGAAACACCACATCTTATTACTCATATACAGTTACCACCTGTACAACCACATCGTATTTTTAAACAAAGTGATGCGATTATAACGAAAAAAGCAGATGTTTTGTTATACGATATTGGTAAAGATATTCAACAAATGGTTACACTTATGAAAAAAGGAAAAGATATGGAACATTTATATTTTTTTCAACAACATATTTTCTATTTTTTAAACACACCCCTTTTACAAACTTTCATGACAGATATTTTTAAAGGATATTTATCAGACAATGAGGAAGTTATAAGATTGTGTGATGCGATTTCGAATGATGTATCACTTTCAGAAGAATATATAAACACCCTTCTTACTCATTTATATGGAATTGATTATCCAACATTTTTAAAAAAATATACACAAGAACTCGTTGATT